AAAGTATGTTTCGAATAAATCCTTGTATTGTCTAACAGCCCGAGCGCTATTTACATTAGGCATATCTCCTAAAGCGGCCTCAGTCCATGACTGGTACTTATCAGAAAAATCTTTATCGTTGATTGTTTCTTTAGCTCTCTCAACTCGATCTCTGTTCAGTGGATCGGTCATCCTCATCGCTTGCTTAACAGCTTCATCCCCCGGCAGCACTTCAGCCAAAGACGCAAACGTAGACGCGAATGCTCGTTGATTAGCGTTAACCAACTGATCGAACATCCCGGGTATCGCATCAACCCTATCAATAAGGTCAACAACGTCATTCATGCGTTCTATGTCTCCAGAGATCAAAGCAGACTCCGCCTCACGCTTTATTCTTGTGGGAATCAACCGGGTAGAGCCAATGAACTCAGCTTGTTTTGCTGTTTTAACGGGAGACGTATCAAAGTCAGCTAGGCTCTGCTCGTAATACACATCAACGTCTTTCTGTGTAAGGAGAATGGAATCATCACCAGCTATGACTTCACTAACTTTTGACACAGACTCCGCATTGTTTATATCAGTCTGATTCGTGGCTATAACTGAGTTAATTATTGATGTTCTTTGCTTAACGGTAATCAGGTCTTTGTCAAACAAAGCGTTTGTTTTCTCGATAATTTCGGTAGCGGGAAGCAAGTTGTTTGTAGCAGCAATCTGTAGATCAGAAACTTGGCGTCCTATCTCCCTCTTAGTATTTGCCAGCTTTTCAGCTTGCGCTTTTTCCTCAACCTGTTCAGCCATTGACAGCATAGACACTGCATTAGCCTTGAACGCATCAAATTCATCAGGGGTAAACTCGCCGGGGTTTTCTAAGGTGCTTAGGCGCTCAAATGCAGCGGTCTCGCCCTCGCTCTCAAGCACGTTCATCAGGCCATGCTTTATTTCCTGCTCTGCTACCTCGCGGGCAATAACCCGGTACCGCTCCTCAGCCCCTTCTTTTGATTCACCCCTATCAGCGACCATTGAGTCTAAGACCGTTTTAATTTCTAGCAGTGCTAAATCGGCCTGCTCAGCGTCCCCATTCCTTGCAAAGCTAGCCGCGTTGTTTCCTAGCGTCTCAATATTCGACAGCCTAGACTCGTCAGCTAAAGCGCGACCCCTAGCCGCTTGATTAGCAAAAACCTTGGTCTCATACGACTGAATGACATTATCGAGTGTTGCGCCGACAACGCCTTGGTAGTTGGGATCTATGCTAGAAGTTATGCCTTTCCTTACTTCTGCGGCGGCTTTTCCAAAACCCTCAACATCATCTGGATATTGTGCGGCAATACGCGCCATCTGTTCTTGAGAATCGACAGAAACCTGAGAGAGGTAGGCAGACTCCAATGCGTCGTTGTAAGAGTTGTCCTTGATAGAAAAGGCGGACAGTATGCCCGCTCTTTTTTCTAACGGCTGACCTGCTACCGCAGCAGCTTGACTAGATGTTAAAGTTGATTGCCCTCCACTCCCCTCAACATCATTAAAATCTCTTAGGCTGTCAGCAACTTCCTTTGCTTGACGCTGACTCTCCGCATCTTGAGCTGCTTTTTGCCCAGCAATAGCGCCTTCACGCTCACCTTCACGCTGCGCCATTCTAGCGCCAGCTTGATAAGCAACATCTTGTACCTGATCGGCCAGACCAGCTATCGCTTGCAACCGCCTAGCGGCAGAGTCATCTACCCCAGTAGGACGTAGCTGGCCGTAATATTTTATTTCTTTAGCCATTAAGTAACTGCCGAGTTCGTAGTCTTTGCTTTGGGCGATTTAGCGGGATCGCTCATAAGTCCAAGAGCCTTTGCGCCAGTGTCCAACAGCGTAGATGCTGCCTGTATGTTGCCTGTTAAACGCGCATTTTTAGCCGCACGTTTAAGTTGCGCTTGTCTTAATTGATCGCTTAGGCTCTCCATCCCCTCACCCATACCAATCTTTTCAGCAGCGGAGAGGGCAATACTTTGAGGCGTACCCTCACCAGCAAGCCCAGACGTAGACAAAGCAAGAGACCTCGCGGAAAGCATACGGTTTAGTTCTTCACGACGCTGTAGCTCACGGCCTGTTGCCGCAATAGCTTCTTCCTTTATCTGACGCTCCAACTGATTCTCTCGATCCTTTCCAGCAGACCGAGAAGCCGCAGCAGAAAAGCCGCCAGATACTACAGTTGTACCAAGGGCAGCAGCAGCGAGAGGGTTTGCGACAGCGGCGGCAGCGGTGGCAATACCAGCGCCCTTTATAGCGCCACCTATAGCCGCTAAAATTGTAAAAATTGCCATTAGCTGCTCTCCACTTCAAATTCAATCATTTGTATATGGAACGGGGTGGGGTCAGGAACCGTAAACACCGGCACCTCCTCTCTCGTCCATCCGTCTGTACCGTATATATCGTCAATGATACCCGTTAACACGTCTGGCGGGTTATCCAATGGGGTGTCTGGTGCTGCACCGAAGGCCCTGATCGGCACCGCGTTACCGTTAACGTACACACCAGAAGACTCAAATACACGGCTGTTAATTCTTACCACACGCTTCAAGCGCATTTGGTTCTGACCGCTACCGACATTCGTGTTCAACGGCATCGGCTTCAGTTCGATTGGGAAGTTTAGACCCACTTCAACGCTTGTATAGCCTGTCTCGCTAGACTCTAGGGTTATAGACCCGCTTGAGACCGCCCTAGGCTGCAGTACAACGCCGTCAGCAACGATCTGTACCGTCTGCCCCTCTAAGTGATCCAGCCCTGTAAGGACAGTCTGAGAGCTTGTAGGGGCTATCTTGGTTGATGCGTCCATCTTGTAATCGAAGTTCCAACGCTCCAAGAACTTAACAGTCGCGCTGTTAACGGTTCGCTCAGTGATGAGGTACAGGTCTTCGTCTACAACACACACGCCCTTAATGCTGCCGGTGTTCTCCCATCGAGTGAACCCGGTAATGTCCTGAGCGCGGAGGGTGTTAAGGATCACGCCCTTGCCGTCATTGTTTACAAAGAACACCCAGTTAGCATCGTCGCTCTGCGTACCACTCAACAGAGCCATGTCTACAGGCTGTGTAATTAGGTGAGAGGCGAGTACAGACAGGTCTTGTGTAACGTATGCGTCCTCATTAAACGAGAACACGAAGTCTCTAATGGACTTACCGTTACGATCCACAAAGATGGTGGAGCCGTCTACGTCCTGAGTCTCTACGTTTAGCGCACCGTGTGACGTTTGTGGTTTAACCTGCGCGTTTGATGGCGTGACAGGACTGCTAGTAACAGCAAACTCCGCACCAGATGTGAATATCTGCAAGTTACGACCGGGGAACACGTCAACAATGTCGTTCAGTTTACGAGACGAGATGGTTACAAAGATGGCCTCATCGTCATCACCGTCATCAATATCGAAGTCGAAGAACGATCCAGACTTGGAGAAGAACAACGACTGTGGCTTAGACCGAGTACCGCCAAGAACCAACCGTCCTTCATAGAAACATGCTGTCTTGGGGTAACCTCGGGTAGCTGACCAGATGTCCTCCTTGCGTGGAGAACCGTTTGTTGTCTTCGTAAACGTGATTGTCTTGTTTGCGGTGCCAGTAGAAGCAAATGCTGAGTACAGCTCGAAGTTTTTTGCAGACTCCCCGCCCACCGTGATGGTGTATTGAAACGCCCCAGTGGGAACGCGATCAACACTTACACCTGTCTCACCCATTACCGGCATTTCTTGGATATTGCGCTCGATGTTGAATTCCGTAGAAGATATCTCGTCCGCAGTAGAGTCACCGGCAAACGTAATGTTCTTAGACGTTACGCCCTCTATGTCGATCTGGAACTTATCACCGGGAACGAAGTGCGCGTGGTTCAGCGTCATTACCTGCACATCACTAACGGCTGCGGGACTTAGGTCATCGTTGTAATCGAACTGAGGCACGTTGCTAAACGGTATATCGTCGATAAACCACTCGGTGTCAGCGCCCAAGTTAATCAATCGCTTCGGTATCGTGTTCTCTTGGAACAACAGCATTACGTTCTCGACCTGCGTAGCGCGCACTTCGGGTACATCAGCGGACGCGATAGTGGTCTTGATGTCCGCTACATGGGTGTTTGGTGTGCGGAATACGCGAATGTTGTTCTCAGTCACGACTAACAGGTAGTGCCGAGCATCCTCTACGCTGAAATCCAGCATCTTGAAGTTAGATGCGGTAGCAGTCTGCTCAATCGGTGCAACTGTACCCACCGTAATAAAAACGCCGGGCAGATTATCACTGCCTATCCTAGCCAAGCGCCAGTATCTAGCCGTCTTTCCTACAAACAATCGGAAGTCTTGTGCTGGTTTTGTTGGCGTAACGTCGGTGATTAAGGGCACGCTAGCCGCGTCAACATAAGTTACGTCATCGGTCGAATACTGAATCTTGAAATCATCAGACCCTATGTTGGTTCCGCCAGTAAGAAACACGTTCCTAACGTCGAAGAACTCTATCGCCTTGGCAGATCCTAGATCGAACTTACAAACCACATACGGGTTTGTCGTGGATATTGCTGCGGTAGTTGTAGATACCGTGGTGTCATCGTCATCGTTTATGTTCCCAGCAGTACCGCCAATACCCGATGGAATAGTGGCAGCAGTAGTATTGCGAGAGAGGGTGTTGATGACAGTCTGCACATACTCAGTACCGGGCCGACGCTTCATCCCACCTTGAGGGACAATGACCACGTTCTTAGCGGTCTGCACACCCTGATAATACTGAGCAAGGTCGATACGACCCTTCAATAAAGGACTAAGCTCGCCACTCACAAAGCTAGATTGGATGAATCGCGTCTTAGCCACGATTAGTACCTAACGTTCGTAAATGGATTACTTTGTATCCTCGTCTGTGGATGCTGCTGAGAGTCCGTAAAACGCGCCATACGGGACGCATTCATATACTCCGCAGCCATCTCTCCCCTTGCCGTAGCACTGTCCCTGACGCTCGTAGCGAAGTCCTTGGCTAATGCGTACTCAATCATCTTGGAGAAGTAGATAGGCCACTCACTCTCAGGTACGTCATAGATGTAGTCGCAGTACAGAGCGGACTTACCATTGGCGTATACCTTGTCGCCATACACTTGATAGCTGGTATTGGGGTATAGCTTGATAAGTACCAGAAGGTCGGTTGGCAACTGATAGATAGACTGCCATTCGGGATCTGCAGGGACATCGGTCGTTAGTGAGATTTGCGCTTTCTTACGAGCGAACCCCCACCGATGTTTGGTCAGTTCAAACTTTACAATGTTGTCGTACAGGTTAGACCCAACCTGCTGGGCACGAGTGTTCCCGTCTAGCGTGTTGATAGGCGAATCACCAACGAGGATCAGCGCGTTACTTACTAGGTCGATCTTACTCGCCATATCTTTCCCTCAAAAAAAGAGCGGGGGGCCGAAACCCCCCACCCAAACTAGGAGTCGCCTAGCGCCGTACCAGATGCACAGTCAATCGCTGTTCCGGTATTACTCTTCACAAACGTGACAGTAACCGCAGCAGCATCGCTATCACTTACGAAGATAACGTCGTTGACCTGCAACTCGTTGATTGCTGGCAAGAAGTAATTCGCGCCAGTAACCGTGGCGATAGAGTCAGAAGACGCATATGCGTATACCTTCTGAGCATCGCCCATCCCGCCAATGCGAGAAAGTTTGTCGTAATCAAAAGCCATGAGAGACCCTCCTTTAAGCAGTCTTGTCGTATTGAACTTTAACCAGACCACCCTCGTCGCGTACGACAGAGCCAGCTTTCAGCATACCGTTGGTTAACCAAGCAGTACGTTCAGCAATCCAGTTGACTTCGGTCTTCATGTCGATACCAATGGCGAGGCCAATAGCAGGACGTTGGAAGAACCATGAATCCACGACGTTCCCCGCTTCAGTCAAACCACCCTCGGTACGAGTCTCTAGGATGATGAACTGGAAGCCTACAAGCGTGTTGATCTCACCAGACACCAAAGCCTTGATGTTCTGGTAGTCAGCGTTTGTAGCTTTCTCGTCGTTCAACAAACCACCCAGACCGCCAGCTTCGATAGCTGCGAACAACTCAGTGTTCGGTACGCCCTGATCGCGCAGTTCTACCTGTGCATCAATGACCTTAGCCATCGTCAGGTTAGTACCGCCAGCAGCTACAGCCGTGGTGAGAGGGGTAGATGCGTCCATAGCGTCGATAACCAACTGGTCACAACGACGGCCCAAGGCACCTGCAATAGTGTTTGCAAGTTCTTGCTTCTCATCGAAGTTAACTTCAGCGGCATCAAAGATGTCCGTGTACTCGGGAGCGTTCCAGTTAGCCAGCGTGGCAGTCTTGAACTCGTGAGACACGTCCATTGGCGTTACCAGATCAGAAGTAGACTTCTGGTTGGCAAGTCCTTTGCCCATGCGACGGAATTTGTAGGTATCACCCACAACATTATTACGAACAGTAACACCGCCTTTCAGCAGGCCCATGCCTTGGTAGGCATGCTTGACCATACTGTCAAACTCGGTTACCGCAACAGCGGAAAGATTCTTTGACATTACTAAGTCCTCAAAGTTGTCAAAATTAATTTAACGAGGCGTTATTGCCTCTCACTCTAAGGTCTTAAACTGAGTACCCGACAGATCGGTCAGTCTTTAACCTAAATCTGTCAGGCCCAAATGGGGTATCCGACGGGTGTAAGATACCACATTTTTCGGTTTGTCAATAATAAATTTAGCCAAATGTTTGCGAATATGGCTTATCACCACCAAATTCTTTCATCATCCGCTGTATTTTGGCCTCATGGCTGCTGTCAATCGACCTCAGTAGCTGTCCGTTCTCATGCTTCCTGAACATCTCAGCCTCGATGTCATCCCATGTCATACCACCGGGTTCAATGTGCCCGTCGATAGGTAGCTTGGCCGGTGCAGTAGCGCCGATCAACGCCTCCACCAGTTCGATAGACTCCGCGCTGTTGACCGCATAACGCACCTTCTCATAGGTTTCGTTGTCGAGGTTGTTCTTCATGAACTGTTCAACAGTCTTCACACGGTCGGTAGCGTTGTCCCCTAGGCGTTGCATCTCCATCTCGGCAGATACTTCCTCAACCGCCTCACCCTGAGCGATTAACAGTTCCCATGCCTCATTGAATGAGGACTGATTCATGTTGGTCTTCTCGGCAAAGCCTTTGAGCGCGTCCATTAGTTCGTCGCCTTGCTCCACTCCCTCCGGCATTGCGTAGCCATCCTTGGGTGCGCCAGTAAAGCCGCCAAACTTCTTCTCTAATTCTGTGTATGCCTTGGCTTGGTCAGCCACGGACTTGTATTTCTCAGCCTTGTACCACTCAGGCGTGTCACCAGTGCCCTTGATTCCTTCCGTTAAGAAGTATTCACCTTCTGAGAGGGTGGGCTCTGCTGCATCAACGAGTGATGTGGGTTCATTGCTTTCAAGGGTGTCGTTTTCAACGGCCTCTGACATTCTTATCTCCAAGGATAGTTTATTACAGCCCGCTTAGGGCTTACAGGTTGGTGCTTGAGAAGGATCTGTACCAATCTCCGCTCACCGTTTAACAGTGCGAGATCGTTTACGTCTATCCAATCAACGTGTTGACCAGACTTGTAGCAACGAAACGCCCTGAATTTGTGTATGTACTCGAACTTATCAATCCCGTACTGGGTGCCTACCTTCTGCAGCCAGCCCATATCAAACTTGATCTTCTTCAGGTAGTCGGGTTCAGCGCATACCACCTCGATCTTGCTCTTGGTTGCCCGCTTCTTGGGCTTCACTTCTTCCAGTTCTTCGACTTCTTCCACTTCGCTCATACTTTCTCCGCTTGTTGGATGTAGTGGACGATCATCCTAATGACCCCCGCCTCACCGTTGTGATATGCAGCCTCGTACTCTACGTTCCGCGCCCCAAGGTCAGTGGAGTTGTCTAACAGGAACTTCCTAGTCAGATCCTCCACCACCTTTTGCCCGTCTTCGGTAGCGAAACACCGGCTGTACGCCTTCGTTAATTCAGAGAAACGCTCTCTGGCCTCCGCAGCGGCCTTGTGAGCGTCCTCATTGCTACCCTCTATGCTTTGCCAAGTCATTCAACCGCCTGCAACTGGGGCTGTTGTGGGGGCATCTGGGCCTGTTGTTGAGCCATTTCCTGCTGCGCTCCGGCTTCAATAGCCTGTTGCTTCTCCGTATCGCTACGAACTAACTGGGATGACATGCCGGTCTTCTCAGCAACGTAGCTGCCGAAGTCCTCAATCTTGAATGACGTAGCAATCAGGTCAGGCCCAGCGTTAGCAGCGACGAACTGCACCGCTTGTTGTAGCGATAACAAGTCCTCACCATCCTGAGCACGGGCGAGGGGGGATGTGAACTTTACTTCCACGTCCTTGCCGTCCAACTCAATCGGCATAATCAGACCGCGACGGGTCAGGATCGACACCACCCTCTTGAGGATAGGTATCAACACCTCTGTCTGTAGCCGTCCGAATGCAGAACCGATGCGCTTCGCTAGTTCTCGACTCTCGATAGCGATCTCGGTGGCAGTACGGACAGGCCCAGCAGGGTCGCGCAGGTCGTTGAACAGCGCCAGTTTGATAGCATTCTGTAGCTCGGTGATCTCAAACTGTGCGAGTCCAAGGTTCGTTCCTGTGTCCAGACGCATGATCGACGGGTTGCTGGTGTTGTTCGATCCAACAGGGATGACAACGCCCGGCGCTATGGTCAGGTTGTACGGGTTGGTCACACCGTCATCGGTGGCTGTGTACATACCGGCCAAGTCGATAGCCGCCTTCTGCAAGACAAACTCTTTGGCCTTGTTCAGACTGCGTACATCGGGCAGACACTGCATTGCAGGCCCGCGACCACGCACTTCACCGGCTACCTTTGTGTAGCGACCAGTGACCCAAGGCGATGTCTCACCGAAGTCCTCGATCCATGAGAACCTATCTTCGTCGTTCACCCACAGACAGCCGTAGTACCGTTTCGCTTTCGGCTCGAATACCACACCCTCACACACTTTAAGGTCAGCATCGGGGGAGTTCTCGATGATTGCGCGTACAGTCTGCGACACTTCAACGCCACGCCACATTCGCTCAAGCAAACGAGCCTTCACACTGAACCTGCGCCAGTGCGTCTCAATGTTACCAAACGGCCCTTCCTCAAACGCGATACCCTTTTGAGGTATGCAGTGGAAGACAACGGGGTTCATATCGTCATCGGTCTCGTCAATGCGGAGCGTTGCTGTACCGATCAGCAGATCCAGCGCAGCCTCATAGAACTGAGTGCCAAAGTTACTGCGATTGATGTAGTCAAAGACTATAGCGCCCTGCTTGTCGAGGTTCTCGCGCACCTGTTGCTCAGTGACACCCACGTCACCTTGCTCGAGTAGCTCCAAGACCTCGTTGCTGGGTTGGAATGCAGCCCATCTCGCTTGGATCGGTGCGATGTTTTCTTGCAACTTGCTAGCAGCCTGTTGAATGGCGGTGAGGGAGGTTGAATCGAATATGCGATCCATCTTCTTCTGACCCGTGTTCTGCGTCTCGAACAGGTTGCGCTGAGGTAGGAAGTATTCGTACACGTCGGACATCTGGTCGTGCCACATGCCCTCGGTGTCAAACGCCCGCTTCTCTCTGCGCTTCATGTCCTTAACGGAGCCAAGGTACTTGGGCGACTTCATGCGATGCCCCGCACGTTGATGCCGCTCAGGATGCTTGCGCGTTGTGCTGCAGATGGCATTGATGCCTTGCTCGCCTTGCCTCTACCCATGCCCGAAGCCGCAGCCTTACGACTTGCCGGTGCCCCTGCCAACAGTGAACGTGTGCCTAGTTGCCCACGTCGTTGTGCCCGCAAGCGCCCCTCGGTTTCCTCGATCTCCTCGTCTAACGCCTTCTCCTGACGTGCTTCCAACGCCATCTCTCGAGCCTGTGGCTCTGGTTTCTTTGGTCTTAGTGCGCCCATAAATCACCTCGTTAAGTGTTTGTACAATTGATACGGCGTAAGGATGAACGGGTTGCGTATTCCAATCGCCTGCTTGATATGCCCGACACAGGTGTTGAGCATAAATAAACTTCTCTGATTATCGCGCACCTTGGCTTTGGCCACGATCACATTCCCTTCCGATGCGCTGAACTCATCCAGCGTCATCAGATCCAGCCCCTCTGATGTCTTGCCATACACAATCCACCGGCCTGCGTCAGCCTTCAACAAGTAACAATGTTGGTATAACGGATGCAATAGAGGTGACCACCAGTGGTGTCGTGCCGCAGTGAACACAGCGTAAACGTTACCCGAAGACATTGAACTGAACCTTCGCTGTTCGTGGTGCTCGGTGGATGTGCTGTGTGCTTATCGCCTGACGACCCTCACCCTCGCCTTGTAGTGCGTACTCCAACGCCTCTACCGGGTGGCTGTACTCGTTCTTGTCCGGCTCATCAGTGTATTTGTCGCCCGACACTTGGATGCGACGGTAAGAGAAGCCGCCCTGCAAGCCCTTGCGTATCATCTTTGCCTTGGGACTGATCAGGAACCTAGGCTTGCCATCCATGCACAACTCTTTCATCGGCAATTCGAGCGCCGCTCTACGCAACGCGGGGTCATTCGTGAGGGTGGGAGTGCAGGGTATCCCAGCAGCACGCATGATCTTGAACGGTGTGTCAGCATTGGCTTGGTTCTTGTTGTCACCGGACGGATCACCCCACCCACGGAACTTGAACTTCGGATAGTTGGCGTCGATGTATCGCTTCAGTGTTGGTGCGAAGTCCACCGCCCCGCTGTCAGTCATGCAGAACTCATCGAAGCACACCCACCGACCGAGCGCATCACGCTGAACGAAGGCACACGCTGGTGTCCGCCCGAAGTCAAAGCCGAGCACAACGGGTGTATCGCTGTTCGGCTCGTAGCTATCGCCTGTGCAATGTATCGAGTCAGTGTACAGCGGATGCACTGGCTTGCCGCTTGAGACAAAGCCGTACTCGTTCGCCAAGTTAACCTTGATCCAATCATCTGTCTTACCCTGCAAGCCTCGACCATAGTAGTCCTCAGGCAGGTTGTGCAGGTTCTCCGCGCTCTCGTTCAGGTACCA